GCGCAATGTTGCGTAGTTTGCACCAGTGATGCGAACACCGTCATTGTCAGGAGTAAATACGGCATCACCCGATACAGTCAGGCCATCAGAAACAAGTGTGCCAGTAACATCCACGCCTGTGGCGGTAGTGGCGAATTTAACTGCGTTGTCGTGGTAAAGCGTGACCGCACCATCATCAGCAAATGTTGCGTAGGTTTCACCAGACCCTTCAATGGAAATATCAGAGCCGACTATCTTTAAGTTGCCTGTTCCTGCTTCATTGATGTAACTATGCGAACCATCGTGGTAAATCTGCAAATCAGACCCAGCACCGAAGATGGCCTTGTCGTTGTCGCCGAAATTGATGTCAGCAGAGGTAGTCATGCCATCTGTAGTGATTACGCCAGTTACGTCAAGCGCAGTTGTAGGGGCTGCATTGCCAATGCCCACCCGATTACTCGTCTGGTCAACATACAGCGGGGTGCCAGCACCAAAGGCGTCAGCCAGATGGCTCATCTGCTCCCGAATAGCGTTGTTGACATTTGATGGCAACATTCCTTCCGCCACAGAAACCCCGCCCACATCGAGGTTTCCAGATGCGGTGGAATCATAATCTACCAGTTTATCTTTTGACATTATTTTCTCCTAAGGGCGACTACCCATTTATAGCATAAATCTAGCGCACGCGCACCGCACGTCCGTCGGATGTCTTGGCAAACGTGACCGGGTTGCCCTGACGATCCGTCACAGTCTCATAGCCGACGATGTTGCCGCCAGCTTGGGCGGAGCTGATGGGGTTTAAGGCGCTGGCAATCTGTGGCCCAACTTGCTGGCCTGTTGAATAAAGCAGGCCACGCGGAACCGCGCCGCTTGTTGCTCTGCCAACTCCGCCAGCCACCCTAGACGCAAGCGAAGGCATCTTTGGCTGTTGAGGCAAAACAGGCCCGCGTGCCAACGCGCGACCGCCAAGCCCTCTTGCCTGTTGCACCCTGCTAATCGCAGCAGCGCGGCTTGCTGGGTCTGTTGCAAACAGAAGATCGCCAAGTTGTTTACTTGTGCGTGGGCCGATACCCATCGCGGCAGATTCCAGCATTGGGCCGACGCTTTGAGCGACGCCGCCAACTAAGCCACCTTGCTTTGCCCCCTCAACAGCCCTTCTAGCCATTGTTAGGTCTTCGGCAGCGGCTTTGGCTGATTCCGCTGATGTCTGGAATGTCTGAGACCCGCCCAATGTGCGGTTGCGTGTAGCGGCCATCTGGCTCTCTTTTGCCAAAGCTTCCTCAAGCGGCGCAATGTTTTCGGCTGGGAAAGCCTCTTTTAATTGTCTCAGTTGGCGTTGGTTGCCCGCAATGCGTGACGCAAAATCAGCACCACTCTTTGCACCTTCAATGTCGTCTCTTATTGATTGAGCCATCCCGACACGGAAGTTGTGCATTTCATCTGCGCCAAACCCCTTTGTTGCGTCGGCAATTTCGCCCTCACTTCTCATCGTCTTAAATTTACGGCCAAGGGCTAGGGCTTCTTGGCGCGACATAGCGTCAGAGTACAACCCCCGCGCCTGCCTGAAGTCGTCGTTAGCCTTGTCAAGAATGTTTACTAATTCCTCTCTCGTCTTAGCTATAGCGCCGCCCATCATGCCGTCGCCAGAATTGTAGGCGGCGGATGTTCTGGCGCGAAGCCTGCGCTGAACATAATCAAGACCCTTCATGTCAATGTTTTGAAGGGTTGTGCCAGAAAAGTTTTCGCCATTTTCTGCTGCCAAAGCCTTAGCCTCGGCAATAATTCCCTTCATAGAAGGCCGAGAAAATACTGGCTTTAATTGGTTTCTAAGCGCCTCGGTAATCTCAAAGGCGTTTGACTTGTTATAAGCCTGAGATGCGCCAGCGCTTTTAATTTGATCTATGCCAGCCTTCGCATCAAGCGCAGTCTGTTTTGGCACGCCTGCGCTAACCAAGTCCTGCTCAATGCGCTTTGCCGCACCCTCTATGGCGTCATCACCAAACTGGCGCACATTGAGGCTGTCAGCAAGCTCTGCACCTTTGCCGGGTGATTGTGCCACAAGCCGCGCAAGCGACTGCACGCCCCTGCTGCTTATATCCGCAAGAGCCATTGGCTTGGGGTCTCTTTTGAGAGCTTCTAGGGCGTCTCCAGTTATGCCTGCATCTTTAAGCCTTCTGGCGACCATTCGGGCAGCGCGAACACTAGGCTCCGCAATGCCAGCCTCAGTCAGGCGCCCAGCGGTTCTAACTATTGGCGCTGCAATCTTTCCAGCTACCGGCACGGCGGCAGCTACAACAGGAGCTAAGACTGCGCCTGCGGCTCCGTATTCTCCAGCCTTTCCTATTCTGCTATCTACGTCTGCGCCTGCGCCTGCGCCTGCAATTGCGCCCATACCAGCGCCAGTTCCAGATGTTCTCATCAGCTTTGACAGCAGGCTTGCACCTCTCGCTGCCTGACCTATGGCCGCGCCGGGTACTAGGACGCCACCTGCTATTTCAGATGATATAGCTGCGGCAGGGTTTTTTCGGCGAAAAGCCTCCTCAAGCAGGCGCTGCCTCGAAAGCTCTTTGCGGTAATCTTTTCCTGCTGCGTCGTCAGTGAAACTGCCGATAAACGACTTTGGCTCAGACAGTGCGGCAACAATTTCATCGCGGAAGTTAAACAACATGCCTGTCATAAAGGCGCGGCCGCTACCGTCAATAGCGTCTTGGATGACAGCTTGATCGACAAACTCATTTTGCTCTTTTGGGGAGAGCTTGAAGAAGTTGTCGTCAACCTCAATCTCGCCCAGCCCTTGTACGTTAATTTTTTTCATCAGTTAATAACGCTCCAAGTATTGCCGCCGGTTGTGGTGTTACCGCTTGCCGCCGGAGCGCCAGAACCTGACGTGCCACCTAATTTACTCCAGTCGAAGCCACTGTATGGGGTCAAAGTCATTTTCTGAGATTTGACAATCGGCTGGTTATTGTAGAAACTCACACTATTCGCATACTGGTCATAGAAGGCATCTCTAAATTGCTTCAGACGCGGCAAGGCAATTTCTTTTCTTAGGTTGTCAAAGCTGCCAGCCAAAACTTGACGCGCCATTTCCTGCTCAAACTCTGTCATAACGCCGGGGCCGAATAACTCAAGACGTGCAGCGCCGACCAATTGGGTAAGCGTACCCTCTTGCAGCGCGTCGATAACTTCCTGCTCTGAATAGTCACTGCTGCTTGAAAAGTTTTTGATTTTGGTTGACATTCTTTTTTTCAACCTATCGAAGTAACCTTGCGATCCAGCCTCAATCTGAGTGGCAAATTTGTCAATTATTTTTAAAGTTCTTTCTGGCGCTAAAATTTCATCTTTTTTGTGTTTTTGAAGCCCTTTGTAATCAAGGGTTGTGTATGGGTCTACAATTGTAAGCTTTAAAGGGTCTAGCTTTTTGTCAGTGCTGGCCGCACCAGCCTCGTACAGAGACCCATCTTTGCCTAATACAGCTTGAATAATTCTTCCGTCGTCAGTCATATAGCGACCAGCTTCTGATTTGATTTCTACAGATGTGCTGGCACCAGCGCCGCCGCCCAGCCTCTCAACGCGGCCATCAGGATAAACGCGATAAATGTCCTTTCCGGCGACTTGTATCTTTGGCGCTTGAGCAGCCTTCTGCTTGGCAATGCGATCTTCAGCGGCCTGATAACCACCCATCGCGCCAGCGCCCATACGACCCAGAACCTGACCGAGCGAGACTGGAGTGTCTTGGTAGCCTGAAGCCTCAGCGCCTGCAATAGCCGCGCCAAGGAGCGCCTGTGTCTGGGGCTGCGCGAACCGTTGGCCGAATGTAGTCTCCGCTGGTGCGCCGCCGACCTGAGGCATTGTAGGCGCACTAGGCTGAGGTGCTGCGCCAGCACCAGTTGGCAAACCAACCTGTCCGGCACGCGGCGTCAGTTTTGACACAGCAGCGCGATTTGCAATTGCTTGCATTTGCGGTGACAGCTTAGGCATAGTCGGCATAGCGCTAGGCGGAGTAGGCCGAAGCAACGCCATTGGCGGGGTATTGCCCATAGGCGTCTGGTACTGGCGCATCATGTTAGCTTGGCCAGCCGGAGCCGCCTGCTGCTGTTGCCGCAACAACCGTAAAAATGTTTCTGTGCCTGCACTCATGCCTAAGCCCCTAACCTATAAAATCCCAAATGCCTTGCCAACTCCAGCCAAACCACTCAAGCCGCTAAGGAAGTCACCTGTTGAGTTTCTAAACACCGGTCGAGTGCTTTGCCCGCCGACAGTACCACCCTGAACAGTGGCCATATAGTTTGCCAAAGACATAAGTGGCTGTTGCTGCTCCATATTGAAGCGCTCAATGTCAGCCTGCAACTCAGCCTGAGACTGTGCCTCACGCGCACCACCGACGGCACCCAATTTTGCCAAGTCAGCGTAGTCGAGTTCTGCCATACCGGGGGCAGCCGCAGCCGCACCAAGGCGTCGCTGTATATCTGCCGAACTAAGTTGACCAAGCGCACCCATACCGCGAAGCTGGCTACCGTACTGAGCCTCTTGCAATGATGCGAGGTTTTGTTGAGCCGCAAGCTGGTTTGCTCGCTCTGAGGCATAGTCACGATAGGCAATATCACTAGCCACACGCCCCATAGCGTCAGCCGCCGCTTTCTGGCCATATCCGCTGCCGTAACGTCCAGCGCCACTCTGCATAGCCTGCATGCGCTCCTCGACAGGGTCTAGTGCGCGTTCAATCGCACTACTAAGACCGGGTGAGCCGCCAAGGAAGTCACCGCGAGCCGTCTGGCGCATCATTCCGATTGACTCTCCGAGGTCAGCGCCTCCGGCTAATCCTTGCGCGTATGGCATAGCGAGGTTTTGCAATCCGCCTGCCATCGCCTGACCTGTCAGTGACTGCGCCCCAGACACAAGTGGGGAGCCGCCCAAGGCGCGTTGACGTGTCGCGGCAAGAGCCATTTCAGATTCAGGGGCAAACCCTACGGTAGTTGGGCCTCTGTAATATTCAGGCTGCTGGCCATACAACTCTTTGGCCTCAGACAATCCATACTCTAGGAATGGCTGCGCGTATTCTGGCGCAGAAGTGGTCTGGGTGATTTGTCTGGTGTCTCCACCGCCGCCTTTACTCATCTCTCAAATCCTTTGTCAAAACCACCGACGTGGCGGTGTAATCTTTCAGTTGCCTTTGCCAGCCCTTCCGGCCATTGATCTCCATCGCGTCGCAGCCCTGATCCTTAGCCCAAACTGCAATAGACTTCTCAGCCTCGACCAGCTCATCTAAGTCACCGCCTGCAAGCCAGATTCTGCACACGGTTAGGCTGGGGTAGTCAACAACTTCGGTTATAATACACGACTTTTCCAACGGATGTAACTGTGCCTCACCAATGGCGCAGGCTTGGTAAACATCGTCGATTGAGTGCGTGCCGCCGGAGTATTCAAGCGCATCCGCAATATATTTGCGGTTTTCCTCAAACTTCGATTTTATTCGGTTCTCATCCAATAATAAGGTAGGCAACATCTACATTATGTCCGTGGTTCTTATGCTCAATTATCATAGACCCATTTGTGCTTGTGCTTTTTACAAATGGGTGACTGTGTTCTAAAGTCTCGTTGTATCCGGTAAAAAACACAACGCTCTGCACTCCATACCGAGGGTCGCTAACGGTTGTGGTTGTCGTGCCACTTGCCAGAGTAGTGTATCCGACACTGTTTAGGCCACCGTCAACAGTTCTGTTTAGCACCTCTGCAACTTCGCGTGTCGTAGCCGTGACAGGGTTTAACGTGCGAAAGTTAGTGTTACGCTGCTCAACAGTCATCTTCGACCAACCTTTCGAGCCTCAATGTCTATGCCGTGAGCAAAAGACCAATCACCGCTAATCGTCATTTTTACGCGGTGATACCTGTCGGCAGCCCGAAACGGCACAAAACCATCTGCGTTTGTGCTACCGCCCGCTTGAAATGCTACCGTGTCTGTTGGGGTTCCCCTGAGGCCAACAGACATATCAACAGTGCCGCCCTCGTGATGTGGGTATATCCTTGTGATAATACTGTGCTGACCCATACTCACACCAGCCTCGCCAGTGGTGATTGTGCCTGTTATGGGTGCGCCTGTGAACGTGTGAATCTTGTCCCCAAATGCGCCGCCGAATAAATACTGACCGCCCTTATAAAGCGCACTATCCATAGACGCAGGAAGCGTCTCAATAGAAGTTGAGATTGTGTCCAGTCCCTCCAGAGTGTATCCGGCTGTAAACAATGGCGACAGTAAGTCTGCCGCAATCTCTGCAATAGACCACTTCCGCAAGAAATAGTTGTAAATGAGGAGTTTGTCAGGCCGCCCATTTGTTGAGCTTGTGGACACATACGACCAGATTGCCAGTTTGCTCTGCGGGTCAGTCGTGGCTGTCATTAGGTGCTTGTAAGAGCTGTCGTGATCTAACTGAAAAAAGGCGTCAATCTTTTCTGCGCCAATCGCCGTAGACTGCTGGCCGTCAAACATCATAAAGCCATCGTCGGCAAGGTAAAACACGTTATGCCCCACGTTACAGACTGAGCCAGCAATCTTGCAGCCCCTAGCTGTCTCAACCTTATCAAACTGCCAAATTAGCGGCGGGCCTGTGTATGTGGCTCGAACAATGGCTCGCTCCATCAGTACCGTCGCATATTCTCCGCCGACCAACCCGGTAATGGCACCGCAATCCATTGTGTCTTGAAAATCGCTTTGATCTGACCCGACTGTCCAAGAGGTTATGTCGTCAAACCCAGACCACTGACAACGCCAAGGCACCCTGCCCGAACCACTGTCTACGTTTGCAGTCCAGACAAATTCACGCACCACGGCAACAAAATCCGCCTTAGGCGCTGAGGCTGACAGGTCGCTGTATATTGCGTCAGTGCCTGTGTGAAACTTTTGTATGCTCTCACCAATGCCGCCAGCGGCAATAACATAATCGCCGTAATTCACAAACCGCCAGCGCTCTCCAATACTTGAGTCAAGCGTGTAGCCACCAACCTTGCTAATGTCGGTTAGTGAGCTGTCAGTCGTGTCAAATTCGTACAGCTTTGTGCTGTCGCCCGCAAATATTGAACCGCTGCCGTCCGACGCCTTAACAGAGTAAAGGCCTAAGATTGTGCCAGTAGCCGCGCCAGAATAAGGCTCAAAGCCGTTTAAGCTGCGATAGCCAGACGATGCAGGCACTACGTTTTTCGCCTCAACAACACCAGTATTTGAGAAGTCAGGCTGGTCTGGCAGCCATTCGCCAAAGTTAATCATTGCCCTAACCACACTCCAGTTGAACCTGTCTGATCTGACCATATTGCTGCGGCGTCAACCGCGTCAACCCAAGTTGCGGCGGTGTCTGACACGTCAGACCATTCCTCGCCAAGTATCTTACCACTAACTGTTGTTGATGCGGCAATGCTTGGGTTTGCCGCCATAACAAATGTGCCGGTCGGGTATCCAGACGCAGACACAGACGTGTCTGCCTGCCCTGATGCTATAAACACCATATTGTAATTGCCGGTAGCCGTAACCGCCGCAGTCTCTGACGCGCCTACTTTACGCAACCTTGTTAAGATTGCGGCATCTGTAATTGCGACGCTTACCGCCGCCGACACTCGCCGTATAAATGTTATGGTGGCGTCAACAGCGGCAGCGCCTGTCACGGACGCGGCGAAAGCTAGAATCCTGCTGGCGCTTGCAGAAGATGACGCCAACAAAGATACAACCGCAATTATTGTGCGTATCTTTGTCAACGATGAACTTGCTGTCGCGGCTACACTGGCACTAGCAGTCGCCAAGGTAAAGTCTAGCGCGTCTAGCTGCTCAAGATTACCAAATTGGTCAAGACTGTCTAGGCTTCCCCAGCTATCTAGCTCCTCTAGCGTAGCCATCAGCTACACCTAAGCCGCAGTTACGTCTAGGTCGCCAATAGCAATTTTCAGGATGTCACCAACGTCAATTGTCTTTGCGGTTGTGAACGATCCGTGAATTAGAAGATTGCCGCTGGTTAGCGCGTCAAAAATGCCAAAATGCGATATTGACCCCCAAGAAGAACCAGTCGCAGGATTAAACTCAATTGCCCCGCTGTTACTTGTTGTGCCTGAGGCCGCCACGCTAAATGTGGCGATCTCACGCGCATAGTTGTTGCCGGTCAGCTCAGTGCCGCTGTTGTCATCGTTAAACGATCCAGTGGACAGCCCAACGTAGACAGTGGTCGGCATTGTGTATGCGCCGGTTCCAAGTATGTGGTCGAGAATTTCGTTTTCAAGATAGTCACTCATTGCAGACATAATTTAAGTCCCCGCTGCTTGCGATTGCCGTTGATAGATGCTGCTGATTTGCAGCGAGCCTGTGCCATAGTGGGCGCGTTGATTGTCTACTTTTATCTGTGCCA